TGAGGCTGGTGACGCCGAGCGCCCGGCCCGCATCGCGGGCATCGCTGTGCCGTGGGACACGGTTGCGACTGTCTCCGATGGGCAGCAGGTGCGATTCTCGCGTGGGGCCTTCGACACCGCGCAGAAGCCCGCGAAGCTGATCGAGAACCACGACCTGACGCAGCTGCGCGGCGTGGTCAACGCCCTTCAGGACACTGATGAGGGCTTGGAGTTCGAAGCCACACTTGCAGACACCAGGGCAAGCCGCGACGCCGTGGCGCTGCTCAAGGCTGGCGCTTACGACTCTGTAAGCGTGGGAGCACAGCCCACCAAGTTCACGACCGACGCCGAAGGCGTGATGACCGTCACTGAGGCGTCATTGGTCGAGCTTTCTCTGGTCGCCGTCCCGGCGTTCAGCGAAGCCGTGATCACCAAGGTTGCGGCAACCGAGCCTACGGAAACCGTGGAGCTCGAGCAGGAGCAGGAGCAGGACACCGACAACACCGAGCAGGAGTCAGAGGAAATGGCAGATGCCGAGAAGGCCGAGCCCGTCGCGGCAGAGGCCACCATCCCCACCAACCCGATCATTTTCGCTCAGAAGCCTGAGCTGCCCAGCGCGGTTGAGTACCTGAGCGCGTTCCTGAAGGGCGGCGCCGACTTCGACCGGATGCAGACTCGCCTTCGCGCAGCTGCCCCGGACGTGGTGACTAACGACGTTCCGGGCATCCTGCCCACGCCGATTCTGGGTCCGGTCTACAACAACTTCATCGGGAACCGTCCGGTGGTTGACGCCATTGGCGCCAGGGCCATGCCCGGCGGCGGCAAGGTGTTCATCCGTCCCGAGGTCACGACCCACACGAGCATGGGCGTGCAGACCAATCAGAACGAGAACCTGACTCAGGGCACGCTGGTCGTGACTGACAACCAGGTCACCAAGAACACCTACGGCGGCTTCGTGCAGCTGAGCGAGCAGGCTGTCGACTTCACTGACCCGGCAATCCTGACCGTGCTGCTCGACGACATGGCCCGGATCTACGCCAACCAGACCGACGACGTGGCCGCTGACGCTCTCGCGTCCGGTATCACCGTCACCAGGAACTTCGAGGCCGACGACGTTCTGAAGCCTGCCGTGTGGGCCGCGTGGATCGCCGGCGCCGCTCGGACGATTCTGAGCTCCGCCAACGGCAACCTGCCGACCCACATTTTCCTCAACCCTGAGAGCTGGGGTTGGCTGGTGCAGCTGAGTGACGACTCCAAGCGCCCGCTGTTCCCGCAGGTCGGTCCCATGAATGCCTTTGGCAACCTGGGCGTGACTGAGGCTGTGGGCAACGCTTTCGGCCTGTCCGTGGTCGTCGACCGCAACTTCCCCGCCGACTTCATGGCGATCGGGGACGCTTCCGGCTTCGAGATCTACGAGCAGCAGAAGGGCGCCATTCAGGCGAGCAACCCGGCCGAGCTCAGCACGACGCTGGCGTTCCGGGGGTACTTCGCAACCCTCATGATCGACTCGTCCAAGTTCGTCAAGATGGCGCTGGTCTAGTAAGCCGCTTACCTGACTGACTGCCCATGCCCGTTTACGCCATCACCCATCGCCAGGTCACGAACAACTATCTAGTCGTCCAGACCCTCGAGGGGACAGATGTGGGCATCGGGCAGTCAGTCACGGTGGCTGGGCTGGGAGCGACGCTGAACGGCACCTACACGGTGCTGGACGTTCCCACGCTTCGTTACGTTGGCGTTGATGACGAGGGCGATTGGATCTTCGATCCTGAAGAAATCATCCTCAATCAGCTGCTCATGGCCAAGACGCACGCCGACGTTGCGCGTAAGCCTGTGTCGGGGACGCTCACGTCAACGCCGGTCTGCACATGGATCGCCGACGCTGATGTCGTGGCATGGCTTGGCATCGCTTCTGCGACTTCCAATGACACGGCTTTCATCACCAGCTGTGTGTCTGCAGCCAACGCCTACGCCTACCGCCGCCGGCGGGAAGCCGGGTACTTCGACAGCCTGACCACGGTGCCTGGTGGTGACGTGAAGCTGGGGACCGTCATGTTCGCCGGCAGCCTGTACCGTGAGCGCGGCAGCGTTGATTCATTCGCGTCCTTTGAGCAGATGGGCAACCCGGTTCCGTTTGGCTCCAATGGCCAGATCAACCGTTTGCTGGGCGTCAATAGGTCGCAAGTGGCATGACCGCCACCGGCATTTTTGCTGAAGCCCAGGGCACGCTTGTGGCGTCGCTGAGCGCCCTAGGGCTGAAGGTCGTGACAGACGTGCGCAATGCGCGACCGATCAGTGTCCTGGTCGACCCGCCAACGTTCACCTGTTTCAACAACAACATCGCCGAGATTGAGTTCGGCGTGAAGGTACTTGCCGCCCCGCCTGGCAACAGTGACGCGGTGGACTACCTCATCACCACTGCTGACACCATCATGAACAGCAGCATTAGCCTCATCCGGGGCATACCAGGGATCATGCTGATCGGGGGGCAAGAGGTCCCGACGTATGATCTGACCGTCCGAGTAGGAACGCAAAGGAGCTAGCCACCATGGCGGCAACGACTTACCTCTCTCAGCCGGCGTCGCTGACCATTGGCGGCGTGCAGCTGGCAGACCAGTGTTCAGCAGTGACCCTGACCCTCGGCAATGCACCGCTTGTGTCGACCGCCTTTGGCGACACTGGAGAGCGCATGGTCGGGGGCCTGCAGACTGTGGAGGGCACCATCACCCTCTACGTCGACTACGGCAACAACAGCGTCGAGAACACCGTGGCCGGCGAGATTGGCGCTGGCGACACCGAAATCGTGGTGCGCAAGGATGCTGGTGCTCCCGGGGCGTCGAACCCTGAGTGGACGATCAGCAACACCATGATCGCTAACTACCCCATCGTTTACTCCGTGGGGGAGCTGCAGGTAATGGAAGTGGCGTTCACTGGTGGCACCTTCGTGCGCGACGTGACCTGATCATCAACTAGGGGGAACAGGTGGCTGAGTCAAAGGCAGTAAGCGGAAGCATTCGGTTCGAAACGAAGTCAGGTTCGTATGTCGTTGACATCGCTGACATCAGAGTGGTGATTGGGTTTGAGAGGCACTTCAACACCTCTGCCCAGGTCATTCAGATGTCGCCGCGTGTCGAATACATCGCATACATGGCTTGGAAGGCCGCGCAGCTGCAGGGCGTCGCGGTCCCTGACGACTTCGAAGGTTTCATCGACGAGCTGGTCGACATCGAGCAGGTGGAGGGCGACGAGCCCCGGGACGCAAACCCTACGGACGGGGGACAGTAAGCCGCGCACTTGCCGTTGTGCTGGTGCAAACCGGCTTCTGGCCCCCGGATGTAGCGTTCACAGTGAAAGACCTCAACACCGTGCTTGAGGTCATCAGAGAGAGTCAGAGGTAGATGCCGGCCACCGTCAAGACCGAGATTGTGGGAGTCAAGGACACAATCAAGGCCCTGCGGCGCATCGATCCTGAGTTTCGCAAAGAGTTCAACCGAGCGGCGAAGGACATCGTGGCTCCGATGGTTTCCGAAGCCAAGAGCCTTTATCCCACGCTGCCGCTGTCAGGCATGGCCCGATCATGGACCCCGAAATCGTTTTCCATCTTTCCCTGGCAAATCGCCAAGGTGCGAAGCGGAGTCAAGGTCAAGACATCGACTAGGCGCAACAGGGAATCGGTGCTGTATGTGTCGCAGGGCACGCCGTCTGCGGTGCTGTTCGAAACGGTGAGCAATAACAAGGTGCTGGGGCAACGGATTCGCGCCCGCTCTGATCGAGTTCTGTGGCCTTTGGCTGAGAAGCATGCGCCGCGCATCAACCGTGGCGTGGCAGAGCTGGTGAAGAACGCCGAAAAGACGATTCAAGAGGCGGTTCGCTGATGGCGATCACCATTCCCATCCTGACCGACTTCGACGGACGCGGGCTGGACCGTGGCATCAAGCAGTTTTCCCAGCTCGAGACAAAGGGACAGAAGGCCAGCTTTGCCATTAGAAAGGCAGCAATTCCTGCCGCCGTCGCTGTTGCCGGGCTCGCCGCCGGCGCCCTGGTCGCTGCTAAGGCCGCTGCTGAGGATGAGGCCGCACAGGACAAGCTCGCAGGCACCCTGCGCCGCGTCACCGGGGCCAACCAAGCCGCCCTTGACGCCACTGAGGACTACATCAGCAAGCTCAGCCAGAGCGTGGGCGTCGCTGATGATGAGCTCAGGCCAGCGCTTGGAAAATTGGCAACGGCCACCGGGGATGTCACCAAGTCTCAAGAGCTGCTCGGGCTGGCGCTTGATGTCTCCGCGCAGACGGGCAAGCCGCTTGAGGCAGTCACTACTGCGCTCTCTAAGGCATACGGCGGCAACTTGGGAGCCCTCAACAAGCTAATTCCCGGTTTTGACCAGGGCATTATCAAGAGCAAGGACTTTGAGAAGGCTCAGGACGAGCTCGCCAAGATGACTGGCGGGGCAGCTGCAGAAAGCGCCACGACCGCTGCCGGCCGATTCCGCACCTTCCAGATCAGCCTTGAGGAAACGAAGGAAGCCATTGGTAGCGCTCTGCTGCCAGTGTTCAACGCCTTTCTGCCGATCCTGCAGCGGGCCGCGCAATTCGTCCAGGACAACAGCACCGTGGTCGTGGTGCTGGCAGCTGCGGTTGGCGGTCTGTCCGTGGTGGTGCTGGCAGTCAACGCGGCGATGAAGATCGCTGCCGCCACGACTGCAGTGCTGACGGCAGCTCAGATCGCCTACAACGTGGCGCTGAACGCCAACCCCATCGGCATTGTCATTGTGGCCATCGCCGCGTTCGTTGCCGCTGTGATCGTTGCCTATGAAAAGAGCGAGACCTTCCGCAAAGTCATTGAGGGCATTGGCGAAGGGCTCAGGACTGCTTTCAACTTTCTGAAGAACACCGTGATTGGCGCTTTGGAAAACTTCTACGATGCCATCAAGACCGCCTTTGTCTGGATCAGGGATAAGGCCGAGCCGATCCTCGACGGCTTCAAAAACGCACTCACCGTGGCGTTCGCGCCCATCAATCTGGCTGTCTCTGCGATGCAGAAGCTGCTGGACTTGCTGGGATCATGGAAGGGGAAGGGAGGTTCGCCCAACCTGAACCGACCGGGCCTGCCTGGTGGCATTGACAACAATCCCGCGACGCCGTTTGCCAAGGGCGGGATTGTGACGCAGCCCACGTTTGCCCTAATCGGCGAAGCAGGGCCAGAAGCCGTCATCCCGCTCAACCGCGCCGGCGCCCTAGGCGGCATCACCATCAACATCGAAGCCGGGCTTGTGTCCACGCCTGACCAGGTGGGCCAGCAGATCATTGAGGCCATTCAGAGGGCGCAGCGGCGCTCGGGGCCGGCGTTCGCAGCGGCATGAGCGTGCCGACCATTCAAGTCCTCGTTGGCTTTGAGCAAACGACGGGCTTTTCTACGCCCTTCCAGCTCGATAACGCGACCTACGGCCTACTGAACACCGGCACTCTCGGCGGAATCCAGATGCTCGACGTGACCACCATGGTCAAAAGCATCACAATCAACCGTGGTCGCAATCGGGACACCGAGCAGTTCAACGCCGGCACCGCATCGCTGACGTTCTACGACCCCGCACGCGATCTGGACCCGCTGAACGAGGATTCCCCTTATTACCCCTACATCGGCCCGCGCCAGCCAGTCGAGGTCTACGCAGACGGCCTGCCGATCTACGCAGGCACCATCACTGACTGGGATCTGGACTATGACTTTGTAGAAGCCGGAAACGTGATGACGGCCCAGTGTGCCGACAACTTCACCATTTTGGCCAACATGACCTTTGCGGCTTGGACTCCCGTTGAGCAGAAGTCTGGCGCAAGGGTTACGGCGTCGCTGGCACGTCCTGAAATCGGGTACCAGGGCGGCACGTTTCTCGACACCGGGGCCAGCACCCTCGGCGGCACTCCCGGCGGCGGCGGCGCGTATGACGTTTCTGAGGGCACGAACGTGCTCAGTTATCTTCAGCGCGTTTCGGCGTCTGAGGGCGGCTTTCTATTCATGAGTCATGCCAACGTGCTCACGTTCGTGGACCGGACGCGCAACCTCAATCCGGCATCCGTTGCCTCATTCACAGACGACGGGACCGGGATCCCGTACCAGTCGCTGACCAACCAGTTCGGCGACGAGCTGCTTTTCAACAGCATTCAGATGCAGTCTCCCGCCGGCAACGTCCAGACGGCTTCTGATTCGACCAGCGTTGCTCGTTACCAGGCATCCCAGTATTCAAAGCTTGATCTTCTGAACCACACCACTAGTGAAGTGCTTGACCTTGCCCAGGCGTTCCTCGCACTTCACAAGGACCCTGTTCTTCGTTTCACCGGGGTTGATCTGCAGCTGGCGGCGCTTGACTCTGCACACCAGACCGCCGTTCTTAGCCTTGACCTCATTGACGTAGTGACGGTTCAGAAGTCCTTCAGCGTGGGCACCCCGGCAAGCGTCAGCGAGCCGCTTATTGTCAGTGGCATTTCTCACACCATTCGCCCAGGGGACCACCGCGTTAGGCTTACCTTCGAACACCTGGACTCCCGCGCATACTTCACGCTGGACAATGACCCTCTCGGCAAACTCGACCAGAATCCTCTGGCGTTCTAAGGAGTAATTCATGGCTTGGTCAGATACCGGAGACTTCACCAGCGGGCAGATTCTCACCGCTGCCGCAATGGACAAGGTGCGCGAAGCCATGTTTTTCGGGCAGGCGACCTTCACCAATGAGGCTGCGCGTGACACCGCTTTCGCCAATCCCGGCGCGTTGGCCCCTATCACCCTGCAGGAGGGCATGCGCGCCTACCTGACTGCGGCAACGGTGCCAGCGGCCACTGGCGCGGTTACTGGCGTTCCTACCGGCGTAACAAGCGTCTACAACGGCAGCAATTGGCCGTGCGTCACGCCCATCTACGCAGGATCAAGGACACAGGCGACCACAACGTCGACTTCCTATGTGACGACGCTGACTGGCGACGCGACTGCCGTTTCGGTGACCTGCGTGACTGGAACGACCGCACTCGTGACCATGAGCGCTCTGTTTCAGCCCTCTACTGTCCTGAGTGCTTTCATGGCGCTCCAGGTCAGCGGCGCAACGACGATCAGCGCGGCTTCGTCAACTTTCACCGCAGCAGCTTCCCAAGCGAACGCAAACTACTGGACCAACATGAATGTCACGGCTGTCTTTACCGGTCTGACCGCCGGCACCAATACGTTTACTCTGAACTACCAGACATCGAGCGGCACGACGACCTTCTACCAGCGCCACCTGTTGGTTCAGGGTGTGGCTTAGGCATGAGCCCCGAGGACACGCACACCATCCGGGCCGACATCCGTGAGCTCCGTGACGAGCTCTCAAAGGTCGTGGACCTGCAGCGGGAAACCAACCGCCGCCTGGGGAAGCTCGAGGGGCGCGTGTTCGACCTTGAAATCTGGCGCGCCCGGCTGCAGGGCGCAGCGGCCACCAGCCGCGTCGTGTGGCTTCTGGCCGGCGGCGCACTCACCGGCATTGTCGTCGGCATCGTGAACAACACCTAGGGGGAACCGTGATCAGTAACGGCCAATACACGCTTCGCAAGGCATCGCACTACCTCGGCGCAATGGAAGGACCGCCCAACCGCAGCGGCGACCCCATTGTCAACGAGTGCCAGGCACCGTGGGGTTGGCCCGATGGCGGGCAGCCTTGGTGCGCAATGTTCGTTGCGTTCTGCGTAGCTCAGAGCGAAGCTGATTCCAAGTACCGCAACGCTGCCAAGACCATCATGAGCCCATCGACCGCCGTGATGGTCAGCAAGGCCCGGGCCAAGGGCTGGTATGGATCGTTCAGCAAGAACACCAAGCCCGGGGACCTTTTCATCATTGACGGCCTGCACGTTGGGTTTGTCAACGCACTGAACAAGGACGGCACCTTTCAGACGATCGAGGGCAACGCCAGTAACGGCGTTCGCAGCCTCACGCGCAGCTGGGGCGACGGCTGGAAGGTCATCAGCGTTCCCGGCGTGGGCACCCCGGGCGCAGCGGCGGTGGTTGACGGCTACGGCTTCGACGACACGCGGGTCAAGATATACGGCGGCTGGCCGACGCCAGAGGCGCGTGACCAGCAGCTCAGGAAGTTCGCCCAGGCCAATCCCGACTACTGGACTCAGGCGATCCGCATTCAGGCCAACAGCCGCTTCGCATTCCGCGCCGGCCCCGACGGGACGTGGGATCGCTGGACGTTCGGCCCGTGGCTTCACAAGACTGGCAAGCAGACGCGGGATGAGCAGATGAAGGCATGGCAGGACAAGCACAAGGACGCCACGGCGCGTCCGTGGAAGAAGACCTACAAGGAGTCCTGAGCATGGCGCCCGAGATTGTCCCGCCCTCCACAGTCGTGATCGAGCCCCCGCCGGCCGAGCCCACGGACTACGACCCGAAGAAGGAGTCAGAGGAATGACGCCGAAGATCGGGCCAAGCACGATTGCCATGCTGACCGGCGCTGTGGTGG